CAAAAGAAGAAATACCAGTAGCAGATGGTGTGCCAGTATATATTGGACTGGACTTTGGTCTTACACCTGCGGCAGTCTTTGGACAAAAGGTTAGAGGTAGATGGAATATACTACAAGAGATTGTAGCTTTTGATATGGGAGTTGTTAGGTTTGCAGAGTTACTTCGTGCAGAAATAGCAACAAGATATACTAATTGTGAAGTGCATATATATGGAGATCCTGCAGGAGATTTTAGATCACAAACAGATGAATCTACACCTTTTCAGATATTGCGAGGTGCAGGATTGACTGCTAGACCTACGCAAAGTAATGATGTTGCGTTGCGAATTGAGTCTGTATCATCTGTGCTAAATAGAATGGTAGATGGTTTATCAGGGATTTTGATTGACTTTAGGTGCAAAGAATTGGTAAAAGGGTTTGAGGGGGGTTATCAATATCGTAGACTTCAGGTTTCAGGAGAACGATATGAAGATAAACCTCTGAAAGATCGATACTCACATATCCATGATGCTTTACAGTATTTGATGTTGGGTTCAGGTGAAGGAAGGCAAGTACTAGGCATGAATAAAAAGATAGAAACTTTTAATGCTAGAGTAGATTATGATGTCTTTAATCGCAGAGCAAAACCTCAAAGACGAGTAGGCTTATGGGCAAGAATGTAAGGAGAGTCTAATGTGTTTACCTAGTGGTCGTTCAAGTCCTCCACCTCCAACTGTAGAAGAAAAAGAAGCTGAGATGGAAAGAGATGCTCAAAAAGAAGTTGAAACAGTTAAGAGGGCAGATGCTAGACAAGAAGTGCTTGAAGAAAATATTACTGCAAAAAGAAAAGGTAGTGGTAGAAGGTCATTGCTACGAGGATCAGGTGGTGGCATAGGTTTCTATAACGAATACGATATGTAATGCACGAAAAAACTGTAGAAAATTTACTTCAAAACTTTGAGAAAGCTAAATCTCATAGGCTACATTTTGAAGATATTTATGATGAAATATATGATTTTTGTTTGCCACAACGTCAAGGTTTTAAGACTGTAACGATTGGTGAAAGACGAGATGATAGAATATTTGATGAAACAGCAGTTGTAGGTATTCAAGAATTTGCATCAAGACTACAGTCAGGATTAACACCTAACTTTGCTAGATGGGCAGACTTTGTTACTGGACAAGAAGTTCCTGAAGAAGAAAAAGATGATATAAATAATGCACTAGATGCAGTTACAGATTATGTATTTGAGATATTACAAACATCAAACTTTGCACAAGAGATACATGAATGCTTTATAGACCTTGCACTTGGCACTGCTGTATTATGTATAATGGAAGGCGATGCAGTAAATCCAATTAGATTTCAATCTATACCATTGCCTCATGTAGTTTTAGATACTGGACCTGATGGCAAGGTAGATCATGTTTATAGAGAAAGATCTATAAAAAATGCAGATGTTCCAGTTGCATATCCTAATGCTGTATTAACACCACAAATTGCAGAAAGAATTACTAGAGATCCTGAAGGAAAATCAAAAATATTAGAGGTATCTTGTAGATTATATGACGATCCTAATGAAGAGAAGTATGGATTTTATATTATAGATATTACAGATAAAGAAATGATTATGTCTGAAATATATAAAGGTGTAGGATCAAACCCTTTTATAGCATTTAGATGGAGCAAAGCTAGTGGTGAAATTTATGGCAGAGGTCCTGCATTAAATGCACTTAGTGCAATCAAGACTTGTAATCTAACAATAGAAATGATTTTAGAAAATGCACAAATGGCTATATCAGGCATCTATCAAATAGATGATGATGGTGTTATTAATGTTGATACAATAAACTTAGTTCCCGGCACAGTCATTCCAAAAGCACCAAACTCACAAGGACTACAGCCAATTAGAGCCGCAGGTTCTTTTGATGTAGCTAATTTAATTTTAAATGATATGAGGAATAATATAAAAAGAGCTTTGTATAATGATATGTTAGGTGATCCTAATAGAACACCTGCATCAGCTACAGAGGTTGCAGAACGTATGGCAGATCTATCAAGAAAGATAGGATCAGCATTTGGTAGATTGCAATCTGAGATGGTGCAACCATTATTACAAAGAGTTATCTATATATTACAGAAGCAGGGTCGAATAGAAATGCCAACAGTAAATGGTAGAGAAGTTAAGATTCGCAGTGTTTCTCCCC